TTCGAGTGCTTCGACCTCCATTGGCCGTTCACTATCTCCGTTGGATAACGCCCCCCAGTCACATCGAAAACTGTTGCAGTCGGCCATGATATAGACTCTTTTTCTTTGGTGAGGAGCGCCGACTTCACGCGCTGAGAATATTCCCCACGTTGTTCCGTAACCATCTTCTTCCAAGTCGCTGATGACGCTGGAGAGTCCCATCGAGATGTGTCCTTCGACATTTTCGAGGAAGACTCTAGCAGGCTGTATTGTGTAGATATGCTCTCGGATGTAGGGCCAGAGGTGTCTTGGGTCTTTTTCTCCAAGTCTTTTACCCGCCGCTGAGAACGGTTGACACGGATAGCCGCCAGTGATGATGTCAACTGCATCTCGAAATAACTCTGATGGGAAGGTTTTAAGATCCGTGTAAATAGGTGCTGGGTCCAACTGACCCGATTCCATCTTTGAGACCAAGTTCGCAATGGCGAAGGCTTCGATCTCCACATAAGCGATGACTCGATGTCGGATTCCAGCAAGGTCAAGTCCTCTTTCGATTCCAGCGTAGCCACTGCAAAAGGACAAGACAGTTGGTAGTTCTTCGGTATTATCCACATTATTCCCTCCAAGGATTGTCTAGTGATTAGCCCGGTAAGCTTCTTCAGCAATATCTTTCTTTTGCTGGATCAAAAAAACATACAAGTCTCTGATCTCAGCCTCTAGTGCAGCCTGACGATCGACTTCTTTCTGATAAACTTCAAGACTTTGACAATACTCACCTTCTAGTTCGTGAGCGTCAACATAAGACACAAACAATATTGCTAACAAAAATGATACTATATAAAAGAAATATTCGTTTTTCATTACTCTCTCCAAAGATAAATTAAAATTACTACTACAGTTAGAATTGCTATAAAGTTCCCACCAAATAAAAATAAATCAGTCATCGTCACACACTGGGCAGTATGTTTCGTAAGTTTCTCCAGCTCCATTGCAAGTAGTGCAAATAGTTCCATCGTGATAACCCTCTCCTGATCCATTACAATCATCGCAGTGCATAAACTCTAACTGTGAGTTACACTCTTCACACTTCCCTACAATTCTTCGTCTTCTCATAATTCCCTCCAGAATTTGCTTGACTCAGGAAGAAGCCTAGACTACATTTGAAGCCTAGTCAACAAGAGAGAGGAAAAAAAATGGAACAATATCTTGAAATAGTAGGCTACTTTGGTAGTCCTGGGAAAGTAGCGGAACACTTTGGAATCAAAGTTCAGTCAGTGTATTCTTGGAAAGAGGGCATACCTGAGCAAAGATTACGAGAATTTAATCTAATAAAAAAAATGCGAGGTGAAGAATGTCAGCAGACGAATTGATAAGCAAGCTGAGCTTCGTCAAGGAAGTTAAGCCTCGTAGAGATCACAAGCGATCCTGGATAGCACAATGCCCGGCGCATAAGGATAACAGTCCAAGTCTTTATGTTGATGAGGGTGCATCTGGCAATGTCTTGATTAAGTGCTGGTCAGGCTGTGGTGCAACTGAAGTAATTGACGCTGTAGGTGTGCATATTGCTGAGCTGTTCCCTGATGACGATTACCACCCAATATCTAAAAGATTCAGGAGCGATGCAAACTACCATGAGCTGCACTTGGAAATCTCTCAAGCTAGTAGGGAGAAAGGCGAGAAGCAGAGTAAGGCTGACAAAGAGTCTGAGTTGGCATCTTATCTGGCTCTCAGAGGCTCTCAGTGAGCGCTAGAGCGACATTCTGGGCTTGGGAGGTAGAAGTGCCTTCATCGGAGAAGCTTGTCCTGCTTTGCTTGTCAGATTGCCATAACGCCGACACAGGTCAATGCAATCCCAGTGTGAGCTATATATCAAAAAAGACATCGCTGGATAGAAAGACTGTTTTGAAATCTTTGAGGTCACTTAATGATCGAGAAATCCTTAGTAGAGCCAAAGTTGAAGGCTCTAGCAACCAGTATTTCTTGTCTATAGGGGGTAGCCCAATATTGGGACATGGGCAGGCCCATATTTCCCCAGAACCAGTACCAAATTTGGGACACAAACCTATAAATAAACCTAAAAAGAACCTACGCTGGGAAAAAGGTGACATGGAAACAGTTGAATCTATATTCAATTTACTCCTAGCGTTAAACCCTAAGCATCGCAAACCCAACATGGATTCATGGGCCAATGAGATACGGCTAATGCGTGAAAACGATGGTCATTCCCATGGCGAGATCATGGATTTATTCAGGTTTGCCAACAGCGATAATTTTTGGAAGTCTAACATCCTCAGCCCAAAGAAGCTGAGGGAGAAGTGGGATGTGCTGACAATTAAGAAAGGTGATACAAAACAAGCACCTACTGAAGTTTGGATATAGGTAAGAAAGGTATTTTTAGTTAAATTACCGATTCAATATTCAATGAAATTTTAGAAAATTCAACAAAAATGGAGAGAGATATGACTGGAAAAGCAAATGCAACAACTGATCATCTAGGTAATACGCGCAATATGTCTTTTGGGGTTGAAGATATTGTAAGCAATAAGATAGAAAACCCCTGGTTAATAGAGACAGCACCACTGCGAGTAGTTAAAGATGACTTTTTAATGGTATCAAGCACTCACAAGCTATCTGAGATAAGAGATAACATCAGAGGCATAAGACAGCTTGACGCTTTTGCAACTCTAGCTATGTACGCACTAGAAAGTCATAAAGAAGATCAAGAATGTAGGCTTTACCTTGCCAGTAAAAAGCTTTGTTATGACATTTTTGTGCCACATCATAGAGGCTGGAAAGATCAGTTCAGAAAGGTTAATGGCAGAATGTACTGTCGAAGGATTAGAACAAAAAAAGGTTCTTTTGAAAACAAAGCTGGAGAGGGATATGAATAAGATTGATTTAACCGATAAAGAGTTACTTGGTTTTATTGGCAAGCAGGAGTCGCAGGAGATAGGAAGCTTTGACTCCTATAGCGATAGGTTAGTTCACCAGATGAGCCACGGCACTGGGTTGATCGGCGATAAGCTACCCTGGTCTAAGACTCATAGCGCAGTAAGACTGGGTGAAGGTCAGATGAGTATCTGGTCAGGTATCAATGGTCACGGTAAGACTTTGCTACTGAGTAATGTTTGCACTTACTTGATGGCCAGAGGTCGCAGAGTGTTGGTTGCATCTATGGAGATGAAGCCAGAGGAGACTTTGCAGTGGATGTGTTCGCAAGCAGCAGGTTGCGCTCCGTCAAAGGAGTTTGCGCTAGGCTGGCTGGATAGGATGAAAGATGTAGGTCACATTTACGACTGTCTTGATAAAGTTCCGCAGGAAAGAATCTTGGGGCTTGTACACTACGCAGGACAGGAGTTAGATATTGACCACCTAGTGATTGATTCTCTGACAATGTGCGGCGTAGGTCGAGAGGATTACAGCCAACAAGCAGAGTTTGTCAATGAGTTAAGGGCCGCAGCCAAGATGCACAAGCTGCACATTCATCTAGTGTGCCATATGCGTAAAGGTTCCGATGAGAACGAACAGGTCGGCAAGTTTAGTATCCGAGGTGCAGGTGAGATTGCAGACTTAGCAGATAAGGTCTTTGTTGTTTTTAGGAATAAGTTAAGAGAACAACATTTAGCCTACAAAGAAAACGGAATACCTTACGATGAGAAGTTTCTAACACAGCCTGATGTCTGGTTGAAGCTCGTAAAAAACCGCCAAGACGGCACAGAGATGAATTATGGTCTATACTTCCACAAAGACTCTATGCAGTTTACATCTATCGAGGGCAGACCAATGCCGCTAGAGGGGAATACTGATGATATGTAAGCGAGTTTATAAAACAGTACAACGATGGAACGGTAATATAGTCTTGTGACAACGGGTAGCCGAGCAGGTAAGACAAACAACCCAGAGTGGCGTGAAAACTTTATAAAAATCCACAGCGTCATAAAAAGACTGTCTCCGCTGTTTGGCTACGATCAAGAAGCCGAATATTGGGCCTTTCCAGAAAAAAAACTTATGTTGTCGGTCATCGAGTTAGCATTGATCGACAAATACAACTGGAATCAAGTTATGTCTCGGCAGCCAAGTCAGGAAGAAAGAATCTTAATCAATAACGCTGAAGTGTATCTTGAGGGTGAGCTATGGCATGCTGAAGTGTGCGGTGTTGATTCTGAATATGTGAAAAGAGTAATCCGGGAGGAGGGTTTATGAATGTTTACAAGAAAAGACAAGTGCTACAGATGTACGTTAATACTGGTGCTGATCCTTACGACATCGCTGATCAGCTTAACATCAAGCGAAAAGACGTTATTCGGTTACTTCAACAGACGACCAGCTTACCGCCCAATAATGACGAGTTAGCGTGTAATAAGTGTACGCCGGGCTTTTTAGATTATCTCAAGGGGCGTGGTTATGGAGTTTAAAATTGATCACAAGGATCAAATAGTTGCTAAATTAGTCAATTCTGTATGGCCAGAGTCAACAGATGGCTGGATCGTTACGGTAGTACCCGCAAATGGCCCAAAAAGGCCGAAAACTGACGCTCAGAGGAATTCTTTTCACGTATGGTGCGGATTACTAGCAGAAGAATTAAATGCCGCAGGATTCGATCAGAGGGTCGTTTTTGCCGCAATGCGTGAGGGTGTTGATGTTCCTTGGGCAAAGCTTACTGTAAAAGAGAATCTCTGGAAGCCGATACAAGAAGCAGTCGTGCAAAAGGCTTTCACTGAGGACTTAAAAATTAACGAACACGATCAAATCTACATGGTTTTGCACCGCTGGCTAGTGAGTAAGGGGTTCCCTTGTCCGCCTTGGCCAAATAAATGGGATAAATCATGACCTACGATGAAATACAGACCGCTTTAAGTGAATTATCTGATACTTTATCGCTGTTATTGGTCGCTGGAGACAGGATTGACAACAAAGATGAGGTAATGATGTCATTAATTGGCGATGTAATGCTCTTAAAATCTAAATTGCCGGGCCAAGATGCGGCTTTAAACATACATTGAGGTATTTATGAGCAATATTGTTCACATTGGAGACATCATAGACTTGACCAAAGTTACGCCATATCAGGCTATTTTGTTGGAGGCAGTTAAAGAATGCCAAGAACGAGGTTACGATCCTAAGCAATTTGTTTTGTTGGGTCTTGATAACTCAACTATAGGCGGTGTGACAATGTTGTATAGCTTTGATAACACTGACGAGGAAAGCCTAATACTGGCAAAAGGTTACCTGAGCGTTTTACAATCACAAGCTAATAGACAACTGGAGAATCCAGATGATTGATGAAAGTTTGTTAGAATTCTGTATTACCGAGAGACAAAAACAATACGTTAGAGCTAAGATTGAGTACGCAACCAATGTAGAGGCCGCTGAAAGCTTAGGGATTACCAGAAGGTCTCTTTTAAAATCACTTCAACAGATAAAACTAAATGCAGCAAGGCGAGGCTGGTCGCCTCAAAATGATATGAACCACCCAGTTCCGGAAGGCTTTGTCGCTAAAGGCGTAAGTACGCTATACGATGATGAAGGCAATGTTAAGGTCCAGTGGGTTAAAAGCAACATACAACAACAAGACCAGTTAGAGCAGATCAAAAACGCCCTCGATGAATTCCTAGAACACCAAAAGAATAAATCCCCTTTTATCGCTAAACCTAAAAAGAAAGTGAAGGCTGATGAATTGGCAGTCGTCAATATTGGCGATGCTCATTTTGGTATGTACGCTCATGAGGATATTAGCGGGGAAAACTACAATTTAGAAATAGCAGCAAAGCGACACAAAGACGTTTTTATGCGTTTGATGAATAATGCGCCAGAGTGCGAGACAATCATCATTAATCAATTAGGCGATTTCTTTCACAGTGATAACTACGAATCGACCACCACAAAAGGAACCAGGGTTGATACTGATGGCAGATTAGAGCAAGTTTTCCTTGTTGGCTTGGAAGTGTTGAGCTTTATAACCGAGGAAGCGTTAAAAAAGTACAAAAACGTCATTGTAAGGCACGTTAAAGGGAATCACGACTCAGTGCTTAGTCTTGCGATTAGGGCCCATCAAGAGGCTTACTTTCGCAATAATAAGAGAATAACTATTGAGATGACGCCTTCGCCTACATGGGTTTATCAACATGGTAATACGGCCTTTTTAGTGTCTCATGGTCATGCACCCAAACCTAATAAACTGGCTGAATACTTCGCTGCTAAATATCCAGAAATTTGGGGCAATACTAAACACCGTTATTGTTATCATGGCCATATCCATTCAAAGAATGCGACTATTGAGACATATGGCGGTTGTATTACTGAGAGCTTTGCCGGGTTGCCTAGTGCCGATACTTGGCACAATGAGAGCGGTTATGTTAGCGGTCAGTCAATGTGTTTAATTGTCTTAGACAAGGAAAAAGGCGAAGTAAGACGGTCCACTGAACGGCTTTAATCAACATCATCAAATATACAATCAATCAAGTGATCAAATAATACCTGCTTGACTATTTCGTCATTCGATGCCGTTAATGCGTTTTCAAGCGCTTCTATCTGAACCTCACTGAGAGTCAATGCGAGTCGTTCGAGCATTGATCGCACATAGTTTGGCTCACTGTCGATACTAATTTGCGCTCTCATACGATGGCTTAGGTCATGCCAGTTTAAACTTAATGTAGTCATAAAAATATACCTCTCTTCCATTCTATGGGTACTATTCCATAACTGCCAGTGATTTCAGGCCAAAAAAAAGCCCCGATTAAGGGGCTGTAAGCTTATTTTGTGGTCAATAGTAGAATGTTCCTAGTATAGAGCCTCCGATAGTCGCTAGGCATAGGATATAAAT